GCCGCGGTTACGGCGGCCATAATGGCTTTGCGCAAGGCATGGGATCTGATGCAGATGGGAGCCAAGGCTGAGCAGATCGAGGAGAGTTTTAATCGTATGGCGGAAAGTGTCGGCATTAACGGCCAGCAGATGAAACAGGCGTTGATGGAAGCCTCGCATGCCACGGTCAATTTCTCGAACATTGCTGACAAAGCGTCGGCCCTGATGGCTCAGGGATTAAATATGGATACCGTGGCCGCATTAATGAAACAGGCCCGGGTCGAGGCAAAAATATTTGGAAGCACGACAGAGGAGGCTTTCCAGAATATAACCAGCGCCGTTACAGGCGGGCTTGTTACGACCTTAAGAAGAACTTATGGGTTGCAGCTTTCATTGAAGGACGCCGCAGACGATTATGCCAAAGCTACCGGAAAGACATCCGAAGAAGTCAAAAAATACCACATGGCGCAGGCCCTGGCCAATCATATCCTCGATAAATCGAAATCTCATCTCGAGGCAGTCAACCTGGAGGTCATGTCGAACTACGAAAAGGTGCAGAGGTTAAAGTCGCAGTGGAATGAATTTGCTGAAAAGACCGGCCAGGCACTGTGGCAGGTATTGGGATTCATACAGGGTTTTATGAACCAGCTTGTAGCAGGGTTCTTTCAGTTGTTGGAGGTAGCGACTACGGTATTCCAGAAAATGCTGGTGCCCTTAATAAAATTATATGAACTGCTGGGCAAACTGCCCGGGAAAGTCGGAGAGGCATACAGACAGGCAGGAGAAAGCGTAAAGAAATTATCCTCTGATATGGAAGCGAACAAGCAGGCGTTCGAGATGGCGTCGATAGAAAGCGCGAAAACCGCCATGGAGCAGTACGATCTTGTGTTTGCCAAGGTAAAAGAGACCGGAGATAACACTGCGGAGATATTGAAGAACGTGGCCAAGCAAGTTGGCGACAGCGCAAAGGACGCGGCAGAAAAGTTCAATGCCATGGAAGAGTTCGCCAAACAGTCGGCGCGCAATATGCAGAATGCCTTTTCCGAGTTTTTCTTCAAGGCGTTCACGGGTGAGTTGAGGAATATGCAGGAAATATTTGCCAATTTCGGAAGAGCGGTTTTGCAGATGATATCGAACATCCTGGCAAAACTACTTTTGATCAAACTTTTTACGGCCATGGCCGGACCCGGGGGAAAGATTTTTGGAGTGGATGTCGGAGCTTTATTTCATCAGGGTGGAATGATTAGAAGGCATCAAGGCGGGCTTATAAGGGCGCATGCAGGGCTTGCCCCGGATGAAGTACCGATCATTGCCCAGACCGGTGAGGGAATCTTGTCAAGGCAGGGCGTTAGGGCCTTGGGCGGGCCGGATAATCTACGGAGCCTCAATAGAGGCGAGGAAGGCGCGGCAGGCGGCGTGACAATCAACATCAATCAGGTAATCCAGGCCTGGGACGCGCAGGACGTATGGCGAAACAGAAAGGCGTTGTCGAATGCCATTGCCGATGACATTTACAACAACGGAAAGATTAGGTCGGTTATCAGGAGTTACACATGAGCGACTTCGATTATAATCCGGACTTCGTGGTCGATGAGACGGTTCAGTATAAGACGCTTGTTTCCGAGTTCGAGAACGGAGTCGAACAGCGCAGGCGCAAGTGGCAGAACCCTCTAAGGAAATGGACGTTGAGATTCCAGCACAGGACAAAAACCGAGATGGAAAGCGTCAGGGATTTCTTCATGGGCAAATACGGGGCGCTTACGGCATTCACCTGGACGAATCCAAACGATTCCGTGGAATATACGGTCAGGTTCGTCGAGGATAGCTTTAAGTTCGCTTTAAAGGCATACCGGTTGTATGACTTCGATTTTGACTTCATAGAGGTGAAATAATGCCAAGAGCTGTCGATTCGACATTCAAAACAGAAAAAGCCAAACAGGAAAACCAGCCGATATTTTTATACACCGTCGAAGATTACGACGGATCCAGCGACCTTCACTTGGCGGGATATGACACGGATATTGTTTTTGATTCGGTTACTTACCAGAAATTCCCTATAGCCCATGAGTTCGTAGGAGAGAACAACCAGGGGCAGATCGACCAGGTCAAGGTAAGGCTGGCCAATGTATCAAGGCTAATACAATCGTATCTCGAGCAGTACGATTTCAGAGGCAAGAAGGTCATTATCAAGATGGTCTGGGCTAATCAGTTGTCGGATCCGGACGCATACATAGACGATATTTTCTATATCGACAATTATGTGGCAGACCAGAACAATGTCGAGTTTACGTTAACCGGCAAGTTCGATGTCTTGGGGCTGGATCTTCCGGCGCGCAGGTATACCAGGAATTATTGCGCGTGGAAATTCAAGTCGAATGAATGCGGATATACGGGAGGAGAGACCGAGTGCAACAAGACACAGCAAAGATGCAAGCAGATAGGGAATTACCCGAGGTTCGGGGCTTTCCCTTCGGTGCCGACAGGACGGATATACATCATGTAGAGAAGCTTATCATCGATAAGTATCTCGGCATCCCTTACAGGCACAGGGGCAGGGCAATGGACGGCCTTGACTGCTGGGGATTCCTGAAGCTTGTGTATGCGGACTTGGGGTTTAAATTATTCGACATCGAGGACCTGGAATATGGCCGGGCATGGGGACTTCGTAACAAGGATTATTTCAAGGAGAATTACGTCAATGACTGGATGAGAGTTGATGATCCCTTGCCCCTGGACGGCGTGTTGTTTTTGAACTCCCGGGGAGTGGCGAATCATGCGGGCGTCGTTTTCAAGAACAGGAAGTTTATCCATTGTTGCCGGGCAGGGGTGATCATATCCAGGATGGATGATAAGTCCTGGCAGAAAAGGATCGAAGGCTTTTATAGGTTGAGGAACAAGGCATGGTAATTATACGCAATATCGAAAATCCTTTTAAGCTGGATCAGGCAGAAATCAAGAAGCTCGATTATTCGCGAAGCAAAACCGTCCGTGAATTCCTTGATGAGTCCGGATTCGATTATAAGGACAAAAGGGTTATCGTCACCGGCAAAAGGATCGAAGACCTTGATATGCGGATCGACCAGGGAGATGAGATAACCGTTATCCCCGAGGTCAAGGCCCCGGTCGTGGCAATTATCTCTGCGATCATATCTGCCGTATGGGCGTATGCGGTTGCTCATCCGTTCATATTTGCCTTCTTCGTCTTGACTTTAGGCTACTCGATTTTTCAATACATGAACCAGCCGAAGATGGCTGATTTCAATGTGGGATCTGTCGGTTTGGATGAGGGATCGCCCACATACGGATGGGACGGCGTCCAGACGATACAGGAAGTCGGAGTGCCGGTTGCGGTCGTTTATGGGGAGCATAAGGTCGGAGGGAATATCGTCAACCAGTTCTTATGGGAGAACGGGGACAAAAGTTATCTGAACGTGCTTTTGGCTTTATGCGAGGGCGAGATCGAGGCAATAGACGACATCAAGATCAACAACAATCCGATCGCCAATTTCACGGGCGTTACCACAAATAAAAGATATGGCACAAACGACCAGGGGATAATTGCCAACTTCGAGGACTTGCATAATCTTTATACGGTCGGCGCAAACCTTACGAAAGACAACCCATACATTTATACGACGGTTGATTCCGACGCGGAAGCCTTCGAGATCCATTTGAGAATGAATAACGGTTTGTATCAGCAGGATTCGGGATCTGGCGGGATATTGAGCTGGAGCGTAACGTATCGGGTCGAGTATAAGTTGCATACGGAGCCGACTTATACGGATTTGGGAGAGACCACGATCTCGGCAAAATCACGCACGGCTCTGCGCAGGGTCTTCCGCAAAGCAGGGCTGACGCCGGGGCAGTACGATATCCGCATAACGAGGACAAGTGACGACAGTGCACTGGATCCTTTGAAGCAGGGCGACTTGACGTTCTTCCAGCTGGATGAAATCAAGACGGACGATTTGAGGTATCCCAACACGGCGCTTTTGGGATTACAGCTCCTGGCCACAGACCAGCTCTCGGGTTCCATGCCGAATATCACTACGGTCGTTAAAGGCAGGAAGGTGAGCGTCCCGGATGTTTTGAATGCCGGAGTTCCCGTGGATTGGGAAGATTATTATTGGGACGGCACCGATTATAGATTGCTGGCAGACGATACGCTGCTTACTTGGGACGGCTCGACCTATGTCGATAAATACTCGGCCAATCCGGTATGGTGCTTGAAAGATTTCATTACGAACAGCCGCTATGGGCTGGGAGAGTTTATATCAAACTCCAATCTGGATGACGCTTCCCTTTCGGAGATGGCTAAGTATTGCGAGGAGCGGGTTCCCGACGGACAAGGGGGCTATGAAAAACGGTTCAGGATGGATGTGGTGATCGATTCCAATACCAAGGCTCTGGACGTCCTCATCCAGTTGTGTGCTACGTTCAATGCCATGCCGGTATACAGCGCGGGCGGTATATCGTTCAAGATAGACAAGCAAACCAACCCTACGCAACTATTCAGCATGGGCAATATGATCAAAGACACCTTTGTCCAGAGCTGGAAGACTTTGAAGGAAATTCCCAATGTCATAGAAATCCAGTTTATGGATAAGGATAAAGACTATCGCCAGGAAACGATAGCATATATCGATGAGGATGCCTTGGCCGCTGGGGACCCCATGCGCAAGAGCCAGGTGAGGCTGTTTACGACAAGGGCAAGCTATGCCATCCGCGCTGGCAGGTATGCCTTGAAGGTTGCCAAGTATATCAATAGATCTATTTCGTTCAAGGCCGGAATAGATGCGGTTGCCTGCCAGGCAGGAGATATTATTTCGGTTTCACACGACGTGCCGCAGTGGGGTTTTTCGGGCCGGGTTCAGGCAGGATCTACGACGACACTGGTTAAGCTGGACCGGACTTTTGTGATAGAAGACGGCAAGTCTTATAAGATTCAGGTCAGGTTTTCCGACGATACGATTGAAGAACAGTCAATCACTTCTCCCACGGGCAGTTATACGGAGGTGGAGTGTGCGGCGTTTTCGGCCGAGCCGCAGGCATTCGATGTATATGCGATTGGCGAAACGAATAAGGTCAAAAAAGATTTCAGGGTTGTGTCCGTGCAGAGAGAAGGAAAAGACGAAGTCCAGATATCGGCTTTGGAGTATGACGAAAACGTCTATGACGATTCGGACATCATATTGCCGCAGAATAATTATTCCTCTTTATCCGGAGACATCCCGCTTATCCAGAACTTGAGCCTGACCGAAGCCCTGGTCAAAAAAAGCGATGGCGTCATCGAGGTTGCCATCGATGTTTGGTTCGACAAGCCGGACGTTATCGACCATTACGTGAAATCCTACGCCAGGGCAAAGATATATATAAGCGACGATGACGGCAACAGCTGGAGGATGGCTGGAGAAACCACAGGGGCGCACTTTCAGATTGTCGGGGATATCGTGGACAATCATGCGTATAAGGTACGAGTCGTTTCCGTTACGGATATCGGAGAGGAGTCGTCTTTGGACAGTGCTCCCGAAGAAGAAATTACGGTTGTTGGGAAATCCGCCCCGCCAAGCGATGTGACGAGTTTTCTGGTCAATCAGAACAGGGACAGGTTGTATTTCGGGTGGACGAAGATTTCCGATGTGGATGCCTGGGGATATGAGATCCGCTGGGGAAACAGCTGGGCGAGCGGCCAGTTCGTGACTTTTCAACAAGGGTCGCATTATTTGACGACGAATTTCAGGACTGGGTCCGGACAGAGTTATTGGATCAAGGCGATAGATACTTCCGGTAATTATTCAGAAAACGCTACGGAAGCTGTTATTACGATTGCGAACATTCCTTTCAGAAATATCATTGCGGAGTTTTCGGAACAGCCTTCATGGATAGGCACCAAGGTGCAGACTGTCATCGATGGAAGTAGTTTGGAAATAGAAAGCGGATACTTGTCGGGGACGTACGAAACGCCGATGAGGGATTTGGGATATGTGTCAACGGTCTATATCGGCATTGAAGCTGTCATAACCATTGCCACGGGTAGGGCATTTGATGACGATTCGGTAACGAGATTCAATAGTAGCGATACGTTAAGGTTTAGCGGTGAGGAAAGTCCCGGGGCGGCCACGTTCGAGATAAAAATATCCGACGATAATATCACCTGGTCCGGTTGGATGGAGTATCAGGCCGGGGATTATAACTGCCGGTATTATCAAATAAGGATGACATTGACGAGAGAGAATGTAGGAGATGATCTTGAATGTACGACGTTCGATCATTATGGGGATTTGCCTGATGTGGATGAGTATGGGAGTGATTCGGTAACCGACGCAGGAGGGGGCAAGGCAGTTGTTTTCACGAAGAATTACCATGAAGAACCGAACGTGCATATCGAGATCACGTCAGGCAGCGGGATTTACGCACAATTCACAAGCAAGAGCACTACGGGATTTACAGTGAAATTGTACGATGCCTCGGGCGTCGCTCAGACCGGCGATTTCGATTGGCATGGGCATGGAATTTAAGGAGAGATAAGATGGCAAAAACTTTAGTGCCTCACAAAGTAGTTATTGAATTCGAAGACGGAGGGTTCGTAAACGGCGTATTGATTTATAAGATCAACGACAGCGGAGTGATCGGCAGATATAGAAGCGTCGGGATAAAGAATGCGGGCTTCGATAAATCAAGCCTGAATGGGATACTGCAGAAATTCAACGCGCACGCAAAACAGGCGGAGGGGATCGATGGATGATTTAATTTGCGCCAAATGCGGGAAGCCGATATCCCGGGATATGGCTTATGTCGTGGTGAAGGGAAGCATTGTCCTGAGTGAACCTAAAAAGAGGCCTATGGTCTTTACGTGCATAGAGCAGGCATACAATTACGCCCAGAGCTTAGTGGTGCATGACGTGTGCTGGATAGCCATACTCAAGGAGCATGGCGTGGAATTATACGACATGAACGAAGTAGCAAAAAAATATACCCTAACGGGCACAAGCAAGAAGGAGACTCAAGATGGCTTGGGACAAGACAAAACCTGAAAACGATATGCTCCTGATCAACTTCCCGCCCGCATGCCGGGCGAACTGGGATGCGTTGGAATTATTGACCGATGCCAACCTGCAGATAACCAACGCCAAGATTGCGGCGGGGGCCGGGATAGTGGATACGAAGCTGGCGCAGATTACGACTGCCAGCAAGGTTCATGGATCGGCGTTGACCGGGCTGGCCAATGTGCCTTCGGGTGCAGGGGTCCTGCCGGATGCAAATTCCCCCAGCAAATTGAAAGCGGACGCAAGCGATACCACACCTCAATATCTCGATGGGTTGATCGATACAGGAGTATTCCAGGTTTCTGCTGGGGACTTATTACAGCTTGCCAATGGAGGAGTCGGGACGGAGAAATTGGTCGGTGGCGCGGCAAGTCCCGGCAATAACAAGGCGTATGGCACCAATAGCAGCGGGACAAAGGGATTTTATGATTCGGTGGATTTAGCGACTAACCAAATTTTGACGGGTGAAAAGACCCTCAATAATTTGAAGCTCGGGGGAAATGCCAATTGCAACCAAAAACAATTGGTTTCGGCCGTGGTAGAAAACAGGACGTCCGACCCGGGCAGTCCGGTCAACGGACAGATATGGATTAGGACGGATTTGTAGAGGCAAGAGAATATGCCAAACCCTTCTTGGAACCAGACAGATCAGGATTGCGATGCTTTCGACCTTAATTGGAGCGCGCATGTCAATGGATCTGCGACATTGATAACGACTACTTTCGACGGCAGGTCGGTATACAAATATGATTGCCCTCAGCCGGGATCCAGTAATAACGCCTATGCCGTCAATACCAGCCTTTCGGCTTGGACCGAATGTACCGCGGAGGTAGTCTTTAGGATAGATGGTACGGACGGCAATCATATCGTTCTTCAATTCTATTTACGGGATAGCACTCCCCATGAATACAATGCCAACCTGTATTTCGATACTCAATGGACGGCTCATCCATATATTTGGATGACGGCACCGATTTTGGGTGTCGACTTACAGCAATGGATCGATATAGATGAGAATGGCTGGCATACATTACGGGTGGTCATCAATAGTTCTCGTAAGATGTGGGTTTGGGTAGACGGCGTATACCTCGGTTCGATCACTCATGACGGCACGGTGGCAAGCGGCTACACGGTAAACACTATCGGAGTTCACGCATATGGTCCCCAGAGGACTCCCCCGCCGTCGAACCGGGTGCTTTATGTAGACCATATCCGGATGTCGACTTCCAAGGTCGAGCCTGATTATCATGGAATTGTCAATGTGCAAGGTTATCCCATAAACACAAGGATGGCTTCTCTCGGCCCGGGGAATATGGGCGGTTTGACCGATGTCAATCCCGTAGATGTTTTGCGGTATCTGCGGACAGGGATGCCGAGAGGGGACGTAAAATATGGACTCCCGCTTGTTTCGGCGGGCGATGATTTGGCAAGTAAGATCAGGGTATATTTGGGAGGCGCCGCAAAAGCCTTGCAAAAAATGCCGGTATCATTTTAACAGGGCATTGCTTGAGGTAAATCGAAACATGACAGAGAAAACCGTACCAGAACGATTGGCAGTTATCGAAACGGAGATTACGAACATCAAAGAAACCCTGGATGATATCAAAGATAACCATCTGAATTCTATCTACAATAAATTCGACGATATATGGCAGAAATTCGTTTGCCTCGAGAAGAAAATAATCAGCCGGTTACCCTTATGGGTAACGATGATGATAACCCTTTTGACTTCATTATGCGTCGGATTGATAGTTTACGGAGTGATGAGGAAATAAGAAAGAGAGGTGAGATATGCTGAGAAAAATAATCATGATTTCGGCGGTGAGTTTATTGCTGTCCGGATGCGCGGGGATACCCTTCCCTAAAATCACGACTCCTAAGAAGCCCGAGACGGTTTATAACTGGCGGGAAGAAGTAACCACCAAGCCCAGGGCGATAATAGCCGACGATAAAACTTATGTGGTCGAGGAGACAAAGAAAACACTGCAGGTGGGGCTGGAGACCACCCCTGGCAAATTAACGCTGGGAGAAAAAATAGGCAACTGGTTTTCCGGATTGAGCGTGCTGGCCATAATTGCCTTGGTGATAGGTTTGATCTTGTGTCCGGGAGCAACTCTGGCTTGGCTGGTTAAACTTCTTTTCAAGTGGAAAAGGGCAATGAGAGAGACGGTGGCCGCTATCAAAGAATCCAGAGCGGTCGAGAATGCCGAATTACATAATGCCTTGAAAGACAAACAAAGCGTTGAGACCAAGAAAATAGTCGGGCAAATCAAGGCGGACCTTTAAAGATACCGCAGAATAAGGCGTGGTCTGGGGAGCAGTAAAGACAAAAGAATAAGTTGCATTCTTTTCTCTTTTACGGTCTACTGACCCCTCGAAAGGAGGGGATTCTTATGGTTCGTGAAAACATGACGGCAAAAAAGAGCCGGTATATCAGCGTCCGTAACGACGGCGAGGAGACATATGTCGAGAACATTCCGGTAACCGGCCGGATGCGCGACCACCTGCCAGCCGCAAAGTTACGCCTGCGGGAGATCCAGCGGGTCATGCCGTTGGGCAAATGGTCGGTTACGATTGAACAGCAATGGAAAGAGAACGGCGTCACGCACTTCCAGATGCTGGATGTCGTGTCCGGCAAGTTACAGGAATCAGTGTTGTGACGAGTAAATACCAATGGCCAGCTTCGCGCTTGGGTGATAAAGAGATGGCCTTATTGTTTCAGGAGAAGCAGAAGGCCAAAACGAGCATCTGCGAATTACTGTGCAGGGCTGTCAATATCGCCTATGGCGTGACGCTGGAGAAAAAGGAGGATCAGAATGGCTACCAAGCAAAAGCAAAAAGGCAAGAAACAAAAAGTCGCAGAAAGCAAGAAGAAGTCGGTTGATAATTCCCCATCGCCCAAAGAAGGAATTGTCTTGCATGCCGGAGCCTCGCGCAACGAGTTAATGATGACAGCCAAGGAGCGTGGGGTTAAGAATTTTCGCGTGCTTAATAAACAGGAGCTGATCGACGTGTTAAAGAATATCGGCGATCAGAAGGGCGTTGATGCGATCGTGGCCGGGGCCGTTGCCAGATGGAAGTCCGGCTGGGGAAAAAAGAAGGTGCAGAATGAAAGTCAAAGCTGAACTTGATTTAAAAGTTGAGATGGGCGGTGTGTCGCATGACGGCACCGGCTGTCAGGGCTATCTTCCGGAAGGCACGCGGTATGAGGATATTGTCCGGATATTCGGTGGGCCCCAAGCTGGAAATTCTCCGGATGGGAAGATCAAGGCGGAATGGATCGGCAGGATCAACGGCCTTGTCTTCACGATTTACGACTACAAGTCGAAGCTGGATCCGGAACGCAATACCGATTGGCATATCGGTGGCAAGCAGAAATTCGTAGCCGAACTGGTGAATATTTACTTTAAGGCACAGTAAATAGTATTAGTATTCTAAAAGAACCTTCGCTGGTTATTGTTGACTGGCGGAGGTTTTTTTCTTTCAATGGCAATGCTCATGTGATATAATGTGCAATAATGTTAAATGCTTCAATTTCATCAAATCTAATTCCGGAGGGGATTTAATGCTACTCAAAGGATATTTAACTGTACGCCAGGTTGCCAAACAACTGGGATTGACCGAATACAGAATTCGGCAATTAATCCGGGAAAAGCAAATCCGGGCTACCAAGATTGGTCAGTGGATGATTAAGCCTCAGGATTTAAAGGCCTTTGTCGAAAGCCGGAAGAATATGAAGTAGTGAGGAAAGCATATGAAACTTACAGATAATGAAAGACGGGACGCGATAAAGTATATTCAGGAAGGCAAGCCCTTGCCTGATAAATACAGATTTCTTTTGTATGAAGAAGACCGGGAAGTTGAGCTTGTATGGAATGGCAAGACACAGGAAGTCTGCAATCTTGTCCTACCCTTTCAGACAATAGAGCATATCGATGAACCGAGAAGTGACAGAATATCCGGGAAAGAAAAACAGTTCGATCTTTTTGATATCTCAGGTAGACAGATTAAGGGATGGACTAATAAACTCATCTGGGGAGACAACAAATTGATCCTCTCTTCTCTTAAGAACGGCCCCATGCGCCGCGAAATTGAAAAACAAGGTGGCCTTAAACTCATCTACATTGATCCGCCGTTTGATGTGGGGGCTGATTTCTCCATGAATGTTGAGATTGGAGATGAGTCTTTTACCAAAAAGCCATCAGTTATTGAAGAAGTGGCTTATCGGGATACATGGGGCAAAGGCGCGGATAGTTTTATTGCCATGATTTATGAACGGTTGAAACTCATGCATGGGCTTTTAGCTGATGATGGCAGTATTTACTTGCATTGTGATTGGCGATTAAGTGGTTGCATGAGAATTGTATTAGAAGAGGTTTTTGGAAAGAGCGGATTTAAAAATGAAATTATTTGGCAAGGGGCGGTAGGCGATACTTCAGCAAAGAATATAAAATTTATCAAATCCCATGATACTATTTTCTTTTTCGGGAAAGATTCCGGGTTTAATATCTGGAATGATGTGTTTCAAGAATATAGCGAAGCCAGTAATAAATTATATCGTCAGGAGGATAAGAAGGGTAGATACCGTTTAGCTCCAATTGATAACCCTGGCGGCGGAGGCTATATATATGATTTGGGTTATGGAGAGGTGATGCCGAAAAATGGTTACAGAATGCCAAAAGAAACGGCATTGGAATGGATAAAACAAGGTATTTTAGATGTTCAAAAAGGTAAAGTGCCAGGTAAAAAGCTTTATATGAGTGAAGGGGTAAGATGCCGTGATGTTTGGGCAGACATAGCGTCATTGCAGGGTGTAGAAAGCATTGGGTATGCAACACAAAAACCAGAAAAGCTTTTAGCAAGAATAATTCAGGCTTCATCTAATGAGGGTGATCTTGTCGCTGACTTTTTCTGTGGCTCAGGCACTACATTAGCTGTTGCTGAAAAGTTAGGACGAAAATGGATTGGTACTGACCTTGGTAGATTTGCTATTCATACTTCTCGTAAACGGCTTATTCAGGTTCAACGTGAGATGAAAAAGGTAGGAAAGAATTTCAGAGCGTTTGAGATTCTTAACCTTGGTAAATATGAGCGAGAACAATATATCAGCGTAGATGCCGATATCAGGGAGCAGGAAAAACAGCAGATTTTAGAGAATAAAGAAAAACAGTTTGTGGAACTTATCCTTTCCGCCTACAACGCTCAAGCTGTTGATTCTTATAATACCTTTGTCGGCAAAAAGCGCGATCGTCTTGTTGCCGTCGGCCCTATTGACACGCCGGTATCGTCGGCTTTTGTCGATGAGGCAATCAAGGAAGCCCGGGAGAAAGGCATCACGAAATTCGATGTTCTTGGTTTTGATTATGAGATGGGTCTTGATTTCGCTGAGCTTAGCCGTCAGGGCGTTGATGTGCAGTTTAAGGTTATCCCCAGAGAAGTGTTTGATCGCCGCGCGGTTGAAAAAGGTCATGTTAAATTTTACGATGTTGCCTATATCGAGATAAAGCCTGTCATAAAAGGGCGCGGGAAAAATAAAACGATAGCGGTTGAACTGCGTGATTTCAGTGTTTTTTATAATCAGGACAGCGTTGAAGAAACAGAAGGCTCGCTTAGGGAGGGCTCAAGTAAGATTGTTGTTGAAAATGGGCAGGTCATTAAAGTGTCCAAAGATAAAAAAACAGCACTTGTAACAAAAGAAGTTTTGACGAAGAAATGGACCGACTGGGTAGATTATTGGTCGGTTGATTTTAATATGGAAAGCAGAAAAGAGATTGTCCGGTCAATCGATCCTGATACGAAGGAAGAAAAGGAAGAATGGACTGGAGGATATATTTTTGAGAATGAGTGGCAGTCTTTCAGGACAAAAAAAGACAGAAAACTCGAGCTTGTATCTGCCGAAAAAGAGGTATCACCAGGACGGCGCAAGATTGCCGTTAAGGTGGTTGATATTTTCGGAAACGATACGACAAGGGTGATTGAGGTTAATATTTCATAATGGCACTACATAAGAATTTTCCCAAAGATAAGTTTGCGATTTTAGAACCGGATATTAGATGGTTTCCGGCTGATGAGGCTTTGCGTGAGCAGGGTTATGAAAAACTACTCCCGCCGTTTGTGCCGGAGTTACGAAAACGAATTAAAGGATGGCGGGATAAAAGCTATGAAGGAGCAACTGCGACGTCAAAGGCTCTTTTAAACTGGTGGTTTAAACAGGAGCATTTAGCCTATGGAGCCGACGGCAATTCTTTTTTATTTCAATACTATTTTGCCCAGAGGGAGGCAGTTGAGACGATTATCTGGCTTTATGATGTTGCCGGTGTCCGAAATAAATATGATCTTTTGCCTTTCGATTCCCTTGGCCGCGTGAGCCCGAATATGTTTGATGAGGACTGGCTTCGTTTAGTTATTAAGATGGCAACGGGGAGCGGTAAAACAAAAGTTATGAGTCTGCTTCTTGCTTGGTCATATTTCCATAAACTATATGAGCCGGAGTCAGAACTTTCCCGCAATTTTCTTCTGATTACTCCGAATATTATCGTCCTCGAACGCATTAAGACCGATTTCGACGGCTTGAAGATATTCTATCAGGACCCTATTCTTCCGGATAATGGATATGAAGGAAGAAGCTGGCAGGATGATTTTCAGATAACATTACATTTGCAGGACGATTTGACGGCAATTTCCCCTACCGGAAACATCTTCCTTACCAATATTCACCGCGTCTATGAAGGCGATGTCAGGGAATCGTCTTTCAGCGATGAGGACTTAACGGATTATTTTCTGGGGCAAAAGCCGGTATCAAAAACAAACGAGTCTTTGGTTGAGCTGAGCAATGTTATCCGGGATATTGATGAGATCGTTGTCTTTAACGATGAGGCTCATCATATTCATGATCCCAAGATGGCCTGGTTTAAATCGATCCAGGATATAAACAATAAGCTAAAACAAAAAGACAAACAGATCTCTTTACAGATAGACTGCACGGCTACCCCGAAACATAATAACGGCGGGATTTTCGTGCAAACCATTTCCGATTACCCGCTTGTTGAGGCAATTCACCAGGGTGTTGTTAAGACTCCGGTTCTTCCGGATGAGGCAAGCCGTGGGAAATTACAGGAACGGCAAAGCGCGATATTTACCGAAAAATATGAAGATTATATCAATCTCGGCATAGAAGAATGGCGTAAGACTTCCAAGGAACTCGAGCCGACAGGTAAAAAGGCCATTTTGTTTATTATGACGGATGATACAAAAAACTGCGATGAGGTGCAGGCATATTTGGAAAAGAATTATGCTGATTTGAACGGAAAAGTCTTGACGATTCATACCAATAAAAGCGGAGATATATCGGAAAAGGTGTCCGGTAAAGCTAAGGAAGAATTGGATCGTTTACGCAGGCAGGCAAATGACATTGATGGATTGGAAAGCCCTTTCAAGGTGATAGTGTCGGTCTTGATGTTAAAGGAAGGATGGGATGTTAAAAACGTAACGACCATTGTAGGGCTTAGGGCCTATTCTTCCGCTTCGAATATTTTACCTGAACAGACACTCGGCCGTGGCCTGCGCAGGATGTTTTTCGGCCGGGAAGATGTCGAAGAATATGTCAGTGTTACCGGCACACCGGCTTTCATGGATTTTGTTGAGTCAATTAAAGCCGAAGGCGTTGAGCTGGAAAAGCGAAAAATGGACACTACCTCCAAAGCGGTTACCCCGACGGTTATTGAAATCGACCATGGCAACCCCAAAAAAGATATTAAGAGGCTGGATATTGAACTGCCGATTTTAACCCCCAGAATTCAAAGGGAATATAAAAATTTATCGGATTTAAATGTCGCCGGATTTACTAATGAAAAGTTAAAAGTGAAAAAGTTTACCGAGCAGGAACAACGAGAGATTGTTTTCCGGCATGTTGTTGAAGAAAAGGTTCATCACACGACTATATTAGAAAGTAACATTGAGCCAAATTATCAGAGCGTTGTCGGATTCTTTGCCCAGAGTATTATGCGGGAACTGCGGCTTTTCGGATGTTATGACATTTTATTTGGCAAGGTTAAGGCGTTCATTCAGACGTATCTGTTCGAGATAGAAATTTCTCTTGATGATAAAAATATCTTACGAAACCTCTCGGAGATTGAGGCTACAAAGACGATCCTTAATACCTTTAAAAAAGAGATTAATACGTTGACGGTGCGGGATGTCGGTGATGCTCAAATTAAGAATTATACAAGGCTTAGCAATAGCCGTCCGTTTGTCGTGAATGATCGGGCATATCTGGTGCCTAAAAAAAGCGTTTTTAACAGGATTGTCGGAGACAGCCAGTTCGAGCTTGAGTTCGCGGATTTTCTTGAACGCCTGGGTGATGAAGAAGTTATTTCATTCGCGAAGAATTATTATGAAGTGCATTTTAAGATTGATTACAGGAATGCCGACGGAACAATAGCAAATTATTACCCCGATTTCTTTGTTAAAACGGACGCAAAGACCGTATATATTATTGAAACCAAGGGGCGTGAGGATTTAGATGATCCTCTGAAGATTAAGCGGCTTGCTCAGTGGTGCGATGACGCAAGCGCCCGCCAGCAAAAAATTACCTATAAAATGCTCTATGTGAAGCAGGAAGAATGGGACAAATATAAACCGAAGAATTGGAGTGATGTTGTTGCAATGTGCAAGATGTAATAAGAATGGGTTATATCATGGCACCCGAATGATGGCGATCTGGAAAGGATATTAAATAATTCTGTATCCAAGGATAATTACAGAAACCAAGATTAGAATTACGGAGTGAAGAAATGGACGAAAAGATAAGGCAATCTTGGGAACGGTTTCTTAATCCAGATGTGGTGCACCCACATTTAATTGTGACATCGGTTTATATTTTTGCTTACGAAATCCTCAAAGATTCTATCATTGGACGTATTCGTGATTTCTTCTGTAATGGTTTTAATGAGAAGGGCGACATCATCGATCCAAAATATCAAACCGACGTTTTGAGCCTGAATAAAAGCCCTGTTTATGCCAGCCTAGAATGGTTAAAACGCATGAATGCAATCGATCAGAACGACATCGCAACTTTTGATAAAATTAAAGAATGCAGGAATACCATAGTGCATGACTTTTCCCATCTTACAGCGGCTACGGGATTACCTCAGAGCTTTGAGAATAATTTTGGGGATATGGTTTCTCTTCTTCGTAAAATCGAGGTCTGGTGGATAATGAATGTTGAATTGGCCATTAATCCAGATTATGACGGACAAAAGATTGACGAAGCTGGTATTATGCCTGGTCCGCTCATGTCTCTTCGGATTTTATGTGACGTCGCATTAGGCTCGGATGAGCAAAGCCGATTTTACTTTGAGCGATTCAAACAAGCATGAATAATTCGTGACAGGGAGGTAATAATGATAGCGCTAAATGGCGATCTAATTTTAAAAATAAGTAGTGGGGCATTGACTGTAATTACTTTATACGAATTTTATAAACGAAAGAGATTAGAAAAAGTAGTGAGGACAAATACATGGAGTCTTTATCGCGATGCATCAGCTATTTTAGCTGGTCTTCAAGGATTGCAAAAGAAAATTCAAGGCAACCAAGATGTCAATTATGAACTGGGTAGATTAACTGGTTTAGCTGAAGATATGATGAACAATCAAATAAGGCAAATAAATGTTAATGAAGGAATAACTTGGGGAAAAATAGAAAATTGGAAAAAGAGAAAAAGAATTTGCAACGAGAGCCATATTGAAGAAGTTTTTGCAAAATTTGCAGAAAAATAAAGGAAGCAAAGGATTCATTTTTTCTTTAAGGGTGTAAAAAATAAGTGCCTGTCCTATTTTTTTTGAATAGTAAATTTGTTGGGAGGCTAAAAAATGAATAGCGCAATTGAAACTTTTTATTCAGATTTAAGACGTTTGAAAGAAGGAAAATTGTCCATATTTTTCGGTGCGGGATCGAGTTATGATTATGGAATTCCCACTATGGAAGAAATGGCGAAGATGCTAATCGAAGAATTAAAAAATGGTACAAGTAAAATTTTTGATAAAGATGCATGTACAGTTTTAAATTCAATTATTGGTTTATCAACTAAAGATAGTACGGGTGAGAGTAAGAAGCAAAAAAATAGTTCACAATGGAATATTGAAGATTTATTGACACGATTACATCGTATTCAAGAAGCTATAGGCGATGAAGGGTCTCCTTTCCCAAAGGTTAATGCTACTATTGGTTCGTCTGATTTTTCTAAAGATGAGATTAAGCATGCTGAGTCAAAATTAGTTGAGTTTATGGTCAAATGCTATCAGCTAGACATCATTGACAAAACCTCACATGGTGTCAAATCGATAGAATATCTGTCTAACTTTTTTGAGTGCTTGGGGGGTTTTTATAATTCAATTTCTGTTTTTACAACTAATAACGATTTGTGTATTGAGACAGCACTGCTTCAGCTTTCACAGAGACCTAAAAATACTCAAAAGAAGACTTTTTACTTAATAGATGGATTTTCTCATGGTGCGCTACCAATATTTTCGATGATTAATTTTTCAATCGTACCTCCCGTTCAATCTAATCGTGTAGTTGTATATTTATGGAAATTGCACGGTTCAATAGATTGGACATATACTTGCCCATTAACAGATACTGAGGACGAGAAAACACAAAATACTAAGTTTCACGACGATTCTATTATTTGTAGATATATTGACCCTGATATGTGGAAAAAATTTCAAAAAGCCGGAGCTATTTCCAAAGCATCTTCGCTAGATCAATCAAAAATAATGATTTTTCCAACTCCATCTAAATATTCTCAGACTTATAACAACCCATACATGGATTTATATCAAGCTTTTCGCCGAACACTAGAGACTAGTGAACTTCTACTAGCAGTTGGCACTAGCTTTCCAGATAGTCATATAAATTCAGCAGTGAAATCGTTTATTAATCGTGATAATACCCAACTTTACGTAGTTGATCCTGAAGTAACATGTGAATCTATTCATAAGTTATTTGGTAAATGTAATTCCATACAGCCGATTATCAAGTTAGGATTTAAAGATTTTATTCAAGAGGTTCGCAATATCGAATTAATGCGAGAAAAAGAAAGCCCAAAAGAAGGAAGGGATACTAATGAGTAA